CTGTAATTGATAATTGATTGCATATTCATCACCAGTCCAATTGATCATTATTCCAGTTTGATTGAAAAGAATGTAATGCTCTGGGGCAGGCCCTTCCGCTATTGACTGATCATTAAATGGGGCATCGTTAAAAGCAAAATCGTTAAAAGCATAGTTCATGTAAGTGATCCTCTCTTTCTTTCAAATGGCCCATTCGGATTTGATTGTGTCCAGCGTCTAATCTCAGGCACGATTTTATTCTTAATCAAACTTTGCCATTTTGATTGATCCCCTTCAATGAATTGGCCGGAAATATTTACAGTAACGCTCATCCCTCCACCGCCTGAACCAGCAAGAGAACCAAATCCACGCATGTCCATTTGCCTATTGCTTCCAGCGTGAGTCATCTCCTTCAAAGGGACGACCGCCTCATTGCCGGCTTCTCCGGCAACAAAGGATTTCCCAGAGCGCATCCCTGTAATAATAGACGGCTCCGCAATTACACCGCCGGAAGCCATCCCTCCAAAGAAACTCGATGCAGATGCAAATCCTCCTCCTGCTCCTCCCGTAAGGATTTGAAAGGCAATCCACTTAGCAATCATCTTGGCAATCTCGGCAATTACGGCTCTGGCAATATCTTTCCAAATCTGTTTGATGACATCAGAGAATTTTCTTGCTTCGAGAATCATATCGGCAACACCCTGCCCGAATTGATCGAACATTGAATTGGCCTGATCCTTGGCAAAGGTTGTCCAGTATTCAGATTGTTCTTTTAATTTCTCGGCAAGATCACGCTCCAATTCCATCTTCTTAGCATTGTCATCCTGCCATCGTTTAATCCTGGCATCAGCAATACGGAGGATTTCCTCATTCCTTTTCTTTTCATCCTCGGTGATTACTGCCGTTGTTTCTTTTACCGCCTCTTGCTTTTTTAATTCCCCTTCCTGAGTGACAACAGCACTCCTTTGAGAATTATTAATCTCTGCTTGCCAGGCATCAACTTGAGCATCCACGCTTAATTTAACAGCGTCAATATCAATCTTCAAAAGTTTGAAAATAGGGCCGAGTGTAAACATGCTATTGGAAATGTTTATCAACATCTTCATTACTTCACGCAACATTTCCAACCCTACTCGCTTCATTGTTTCACCGAATCCACCCCAGGCAATAGTTTGATCTCGTATTGCCTTCAAAGATTTATCCAAATTCAAAATCCATGAATCGAGGACAGTGATTAAAGAATTACCTTGTCCGGCAATTAAAGATCCAATTGTTTCTTGAAGGTCACCAAATGTATTACCCAAAGCGGTTAATTGCCCGAGAGTTGTTTTTCTTTGGGCCTCCGCCTGTCCTCCAAACATGGCATTCATTTTTTCTAGCGCATTGGAAAATTTCTGGGTCTTAGGAATTCCTTTATCGAGGATGATCCCATATCTGGAGAGAGTTCCTGTTTCACCAACGAAGGCTTTTCCGACGAGGTCAGCCGCACTTTTTAAATCGATTTCTTTTGCGGCCGCTAAATCGAGAGTGGCTTTGGTTGATTTTTTTAATTCATCGCCTTCTAATCCGAAAGCGATTAATTGGGCCTGAAGTGATATGACGGCCTCATCTCCGTAGGTTGTTACTTTTTGAATAGATGAAGCAAAATCTTGGAGGTCTTTTGAAACTTGTTGAGAATATTTCCCTTGGTTTCTGAGGGCCTGATCTAGTTTGGCAACGGCCAATTCCTCTTCGCCATAAGCCTTAATGGTCTTTGCAATACCGGCTCCAACACTGGCAACGGCTCCGGCAATAAGAAGTTTATGATTAGCAATAAAACTCTTGGTGTTATTGGCAAAACCTTTTAATCCTTTCTTGGCTTCTTCAAGATTGGATTTAAATTTACCAATGTTTGCTTGGATGTCAACAATGAGTGCGCCTGCGTTAGTGGCCATTGTCTATTTTCTCCTTTTCACTTTTCCTTTCATCATATTCATTCCAGCAGAACCCAATTGTTGCGAAAGCGGTTGCGTCGTTGTAGGCTTCAATATGCCTTTCAAGATCACGCTCACAGGTGGTAGTTCCCGCATCTGCTCCATCAGCCCCAATATTGTTGGGAGTGTTAATCTGTCCGTTTCTCTTGTTGTCCATCCGTATGTCATTCCTAATAAGTGATAAATGAAAAGTTCTCCCAGGAATCCTGGGGAAGTTATTTGTTCTGCTGAATCCCGGGGAGGCTTGCTTCTATCTTTAGCTTCCCCTTTTGACCTAAAAAATCTTCTAACCCATTAATTATAATCATCTTCTCGATGATATCCCTCATATCTACAAGCGACATATTTTCATCAATCCAATCCGAATTTAAAAACGGGTGTTCCTTGGAGGAAAACATCAAAGGCATAATCTTAGGAAGATTTTCTTCAAACACTTTTGGGAATTGAATAAAAATATCTTTATTGGACATATTCACGAATTGATCCATGGCTTTAAAAATAACTTTCACCAAGTCTTTTAATCTTCCATAGGGGATTGGCTTAAGAAATAAAGTCTTATCACCAATAACTTTTTCAATTGTCATCCCAGGTTTTAATTTGAGTTCTGTTGACTTGAGTTCTGTTGACTCGACTGCTGTTGTCATTATTTTTTCTCCTTTCGTTTTAAGATTCCTAATCCGTTCCATCCTTCTCGGATTTGGTAATCCCACTTCTCTCTTTGTGCAAAATATTGACAGGCTCTTCCGGCTCCTTGGTGGTATGTTGTGACATCGTGAATGAGTATTTTCCCATTTGGCTTAAGGTGTCCAGACCATAATGCAAGCTCCTGGTAGACGATCTCATAGGTGTGTTCTGTATCGAGGAAGATGAGATCAAAGAGGACTGGATAACCTTGGCCAAGGACGGCTTCCGATATTTTCTTTTCGTCTGTTGAATAGGCGTTAATGAATGTCCAGTCTTTATGGTTTGGGAAGTGCCTTTCGCAAGAATTATTTCTATCGACTGAGAACAAATGTCCCCGTCCATTGTCCACCCCGAGTAGTAATGCTGTCGTGGAATAGCCGTCACGGACACCGCACTCCAGGATAATACCGCAGGATTCTCTGTTGATAAACTCCAGGTGTCCTTGGATGTCACTTTCATCTTTCAGCATCTCCTTGAATTGTTTATAAATTTCAACAGTCATAATATATCCGAAGTTTTAAATTCTCTCTTGACAATACTATTCGTAGGAATGGGATCTTTGGTGAGAATAGGGAATTTGCTAAAAAATCTGTTTCGATTCTCCACAACTTGAGTTTCCGATCTTGGGTCGGATCGACGGGTTGCCTTCCAGAAGTGATGTATGTACACCGACGTATCAACAATAGATCTCCATCCAAGATTGGATGCTCTGTAACAAAAATCCCTGTCCTCGTAGCACCCACCATGATAGTTTTCATCGAACCCATTAAGTGTTTCATAGACTTCTCTCTTGAACAACATACAGAATCCTGAAACGTAATCAGTCGCTATGATGTCTCTGCCCTTTCTGCCTTCCTGTGAATTGATGGCTATGTTTGAAACTGGCCCTGAGATCCCCCATTTCGGATTCCCGTTTATCATCTGCACCATATTGGACAGCCAACCAGGTTCAACCACCACGTCCGAATTCAACGCCAGACCATATTTTACACCAGAGTTCTTAAACATATAGTTCATTCCGGAATTTATTTCTGCGGAGAAGTTAAACTCCTTCTGGTATCGGATCACATTGATCGGGTGATTCTTTCTGATGGATTCCAAATATGTACGGGTGGACATGGATGACATATTGTCAACGACGGTCAGCATATAGGGGTGGTCGGTAAAACTAAGGACGGAATGAAAGGCCAGTTTAAAGAATTTGAGATTGTCCTTTAACGGAATAACAATCCCCACCGTATCATCGGGAGGGTTTCCTCTAAAGGGAGGAATAGATTTGGGCCAATCTGGTTGCGACATTCTTATCACTCCATGTATTTTCCATAAACTGTCTGCCTTGCCACCCAACAGCATCCATCATTTCAGGGTTAGAAATTAAATCCATAAGGGTATCTTTAAGCTCTTGAAGCGTCCTCGCTATCTGCCAAGGGTGGGAATCCCCTATGCCAAAGAAGTTGCAGACCGCCTTGATATTGTAATCGTTAATCCCACAGATGACTGGCTTCCCAAGGCTAAATCCTTCAAGGGAGGCGAGGCCATAATATCCTTGCATATGGTCGAAGATGATATGTGAGTGTCTCTTAACCCTCATAACCTTATCGAATGGCATATCAGAAAGCTGTAAATAGTTGACAGGCTTTGTTCTGGATACATATCTGACCGCCTCTTCAATCTGTGCCACGTTTTTAAGGCTCGGGACGCTAACCGTATGCGCCACAATGTATCTGGTTAATCCTTTTGAATCAGTCAGCATCTTATTTGTTCCACGTGGAGCATAAAGAAGATCATCCTGCGGCACACAGTTTGGGAAGTATTCAACATCGCAATGTGGTTTATAAAGTGCTTCCAAATCGGGGGTGCTGGCGAGCAAACGAGCTTTCTTTTCAGAATACTGTTTTCCATTTTCGACTGGATTTTTCCGCTCGAAAGGATGTCCGTGAATGTGATAAACGAGTGCCTTTTGTTTTCGGAGGGTAAGGAAATCTTTTATTCTCCAAGACCTTTTTCTTGATGAGTTTAATGGGAGGCCAATCTCATAGTCCTCATTGATCTTATGGAAGTGGAGAACGTCTGCATCAAGCAACAATTGTTCTAGTTCGTCATAGTAATCGTATACCGTCCCTATATCTTCTGGGTGTCCGTAGACGTTTGGGTGGGATGTAAAGATCCGTGCGCTCGCACAAGTGTATCTTTGGAGGGCTTGGACAAGGTTGTATCCTGCGCCGGCAGGGTCGGTGGTTGTGAGATGAAGGACAGACATCGTCTTTTCCGGAACGTTACGAGGCTCCAGAGATCTTCTAACAGCGTCCACTGTGTGAACCTGACATTGAAGATCGTTACATTTAACTCCTTTTTCACTAATAGCTGTGACCATTTTTTGAATCTTCCCCCCATTGTTTTCTCCCGTCCTTCACAAGATCCTTCAAGCGGAAAAGAGATGTTCTTCCCTCGCTCAATTCCTCAGTACAGAATTCATTTATGGCTTGTGTTATAGATATGTTTCTAAAATATTCTCTTAAGATTCCTTCAATGGAACAGTCGATTATCTTCATTCGGAGGCCATCGGTCAGCCCGACAAGGCACTCCTGGTAGGCATCCAGCTCGGGGTCAATGCGGTATACGTTCTCACCGATCTTCTTTTCATAAGACCGTTTAACCCGTTCATCGTTATCATAGAGCGTTTTATTCTCCCGTTTCATCCATCCATATACCTCCATGTAATCCTTCCCATATCGGTAATCTTCGCATCTGTACTGCCACCCATCACCTTTCTTCTGGTAACAGAGATCCATTCCAACTGTCATAATCGGATCGCATCCCATCTTAGAGGCCAACATAATTCCCATGTTCCCGACTGTCCCGACGCTCGGGAGGTCGCCCAAGTGTGGGAAGATATACGGGAGAAGGCGGTCAACGAATACATCCTTTTTGTGCCATTGGTTATAGAACATCAATGGCCCTGGATAGGATTTAAAAATATTGGGGTGGCAGCAGGAGTTGGCAATCAAAGTGATGTCACCTGCATTCTTAGGTAAGTTTTCCCAGAGGGTTTTCTGATCCCTCTGGCAATCAAAATTGATGACGATGTCCGGCTTAATGCCTTTAGCAAGGAGCGGATAAAGCGACGCATCCGTGGCAATGATGATCGCTCTCCTATATGCTCGTTTCAGTTCTTCAATATTGGCATCGAGGCTTGGCCCTATCCCAACAACGAAAGCGGGAATCTTGGTACAAGCACCCGTTAAAAACCGGACACCGTCAGACCTTAATACGATTGGATAATTCTGTGCCGAATGTCTTGCCCACCTGAGAAGCCACGTATTACTGGCTATGTCAGAGAAGTCTTTTGGCAAGTCGCCTTTTCCTTTCTCATTCTTAGCGGTCTTAATCCCCATCTTAATAGGGATTCCAGCACTTCTAAATTCATCTGCCTGAACATCCATTGGAGTTGGCATATTGCTCTGCTCCTTTCATGTCTCTATCCACCATAAATATCTTGGCGGCCGTGGACACCATTACTTTAATTTTTTTATACAGCCCCATCTTCCTGAATTATCTCGTATAGGTTTTGGCCTTCTGGTTTAGTTGTGTCAACCAAGGCTTTGAAGCTGATGTTGTGGATCGTATAGTCTCCGGATTCTCTTTCATTGAAAGCCATAGCGAAATCAGTATTCACCATTGCTTTGTAAAAAGTAATCTGCCACGTTTTCCCGTCGGAGTCTAAATGCGTATAGTCAATTCGGAATGTGTTTGGGGTTTTGGTTTCTCCACCGAATAGAACCGCTTTTGCTCCGGCATCTGAAAAGTCATATTCAACGGCCACATATTGTCCGTCTGTGATAGATCCCAACGCAACCCTTCCAATATCAAAAGGTGAACCACTCAAACGATAATCCGTTCCAGATACATAGCTAGTTTCACGATCCATCGAAGAAACTTTTACCGTCCCGTATATGGCACTCTCAGTTAAAGAGGTTGGCGCAACTCCAGACAATTTAAGTATCTGTCGTTTACGAATGGTCTTGGATTCAGATATAACGGCCTGGTCAATACCAAATGCCCGTCTTAACTGATCCACTTTGAGATCGCAAATTTCTGCGGTCATCATCACCTCTTCTGATGTTACCTCGCCTTTAATGTCTGCGATGTTATTTCCTGGTCGCTGATAAGCGTATCCTCTGGTGACCGTTAAATTAACAGCACCCTTGAGATTGCCAACGAATACATCATCGATGTATAAATCCCCTACGCCTAAGAGCATCCTGCTTGGCTTTGCATATGCGTTTTGATTGTTACCTGACATAATTAATCCTCCTTACTTTATTCCTATATTGGATTCTGTGCTTTTGGTATTACGAAAAATTTAAACTGGACATCCTTTCGGCCTATCTCTAATCCTTCATCATATGTATCTGGCCCGTCCCAAAAGAAAACACTCCTGACGGCTCCGGCCTCTGATGTTCCCGAAATTGTAAACGTGTGTCCATCAAAAAGTCTTTTTAATCTGCTGATTACATCCACGTTGCTGTTAGACCAAACACCAAACTCATAAATGTATTCGAGTGTTCTAGCAAAGTCTCCGGTCAATCTACCAGGATTTCCAATCGCCTGCGTATATCTTAACTGAGGGCTATTAAGTCCGGCCTGTAATTGGAATCCGTATCCTATCCTGCCAACCTGATTGCTTAGGTGTCCCATGATTCCAGAATCGTTCTTTAATCTTTGATAGATAAGCTCATCGACTTCTTTCATAATAATGCCTTCCTCATAAGATCGTTGAATATTCCTTCATTGGCTTTTAAAGCAGGGACAAGAAAAGCAAATTTCCCTTCGCTTATACCAAGTTTGCCCTCTGATGGATTCCCTTCAAGATATTTGGCGTATTCCATATTGGCTACAATCTCACCAACAATTCCATCATCGCCAACAGTTATTTCCCCTGGCTGAATTGACCTTGTCAGGTTGCTTGTTCTGTCTGTATATGGATGTTTGCTTCTCGCATAGTTAGAAATGTAACTCTGTGTCATTCCAATGGCAGATTTAACCTTCGCAAGTTTACTCTTCTCAAAGTTTTTCATGTTAAAAATAATAGTTTCAACACCTCGAACATCCGCCATTAACTTCTCCTAACCTGTTTCAATTCTGAAAATTGGTGTGACTCTTTTAGATGCGATCTGATGACATCATATTCGAGTGTCTCCCCGCTAGGGAGCAAACGATCTTTCGCTCTCATGTTATAACCGCTCCAATACTGAAAGCAAAGGTGCGTTGTTTCTTCGTCGAGGTCTGCCTCTTTCACATCCGAGAATCCACCGACAGGCTGAATCCAAATAAGTTCAGTGGCTCCAGAAACAAAAGAACCGGACAACCTTCCACCTGTGGCAACGGAAGCAGAGAATCTGCTGATCTTAGTAGACTTTCCCCACTCTAAAATAAGGGCTTTAATCTCAGCTCTCATCCCTGGAAGGAATGGAGAAGCCATTAGAAGGAATCCTCATTGTGGTATTCAGTCATATCTTCTCCGAAGGCGGTCACCCTATCGTTTGCTGTATTCACAACCTCGGCAGGAATTTCCTTAAGCTGTTTAATGATGCTGTCCTGTTGTTCGAAAAGCATTTTTAAATATCCACCCTGGCTCATCTTCACCTGGCCAACAGACCAATCAGGCCTAGGGTTGGCAAGGGCGGTTGAAATCGCAGTCTGTATCAAAGTAAGTTGTGTTTCTAAAGTTGTTTGATCGTATCCCATTTAATCCTCCTTGACCAATTGTGGCCAAAACAAGTGTCCCATTATGCACCCTAATGCGAAAGGTATTGATGGGTTATTGAAAGCAAAATTCAAAACGATTTCAGATATCGTGTCGCCATGCGTAGCGTTTCCAGCCATAAAAACATCCCACACAATCAACCCAAGTGATACAGCTATTAATATTCCGCTGGTTATTTTTTTCGTACCTATTACCCTCATGCTCCACATTTATGAAAAAAATAATTCACCGCAACATCCACGTCATTGACTGTCCCGACGCTGTGATAGATGACACGCATATAACACCCGTTCGGAACATTCCCCGCATAAGGTGATTCCAAACAGAACCGTGTTGTTGATGGATCGATATACCATTTTGTTATGTACTGCGTCAGGACAGTGCCAGCTCCATATCCGAGGACATTATCTATGTCGACAATCTTGCACTCAACGTAATCGCCAAACACGGCGTTCGCTTGAATAAACTCAGCCCCGTTAACGTAGATAAAATTGTCCTCGACTTCAAAATCAATGTTCGTTGTGGTATTTTTTGTCGCTGTGGATTTTACGCCATCGCCCTTGAACACATAATCTTTTTCGTTGAAATTCACATACATTAGACCGCCTCCTCCGCCCAAACAATGTTCGTGCCAATCAATCGACCTGTTCCGTCGGCATCTCCCGTTAGGAGTATGGAATAACCAGGGTCAAGAATGAATTTCGATTGGAAGTTGTACATGTATGTTCCACCGCTCGCTGGGCCGCCCGTAATATAAAAAGTGTACATCCTTGTTCCGTTTGAAGAGATGGTCGGCTGATCGTAAGAGTTTGTTGCAGACGTCGGAAGTGTCGCCCCGACACGGATTGGCTTTGCTGAGTTCGCTGTCCCGTTCGCTGTAATCGTTGGCGTTTTATAAATCCTGATGGCCGATTCCCCGTTCCCGACATCGATGCACGAAACCTGCAGGTCTTGAAAAAGGATCTTATACCCGCTCCCACCAGGATTCGTTATCAGCATGAGAGGTTCTTCCGCTGCCCCAAGAGTTATTTCTGAATTCAAAACAAAAAGACGATCATTCGCTCCCGCCGCTTCCGCTCTGGTTTGAACATCAATGATGGAGTGGTCTGATGCTAATACGACAGGCAGGGAGAGCGTCATTGCCTTCTGACCAAGAAGGATTGCCCCACTATCATCAAACAAGTTGACCTGCGTTGATCCAGTGGCACTGACCTTTTGATCATTACCAGTTGGCCCTTCAATGACAATTCTGTCTTTCTCTACGTTGGGGATATCACCCATTTTTCTTTCCTGCTGGATTAAAATGGTTGTAGATCGTTGAGGCTAGGAAAGAGAGATTCTGATTGATGCTTGCAAGCACCTGCACGAGAACAACCAACTCATTCCCTTGTGCTGATGGGATGATCTGAACCTGACCGCCTGTTTTTTTCAATTCCTCTTTGATTGGTGTCTTGGTAATTGTTTCTTTCATATTCTCTTTATCTTTTCCTTCGATTGGTAAGTCTGCCATGTGTCCTCCAAGTTTTATTTTTTAAAATGGAAGGTGAGGTCAGACTCGAACGCCGAAGTAAGAGCCCAACCCCACCACTCCAAATTATTAAGCTACATCGTTTCCGATAATAGTTGAATAAACATCTTGAGCCTGTCCCTGTCTATTGGTGCGAATGACTCTGACCGTTCCGGTCGATGTCGCAGGCACTTCAATAGGTGGATCAAAAAATAACTGCTCAGTCCCACCTTCCTTTGAAACAAAAGCAACTGCCTTCGTTGTCAAAGAAGCGACTGGGCCTGATTGCACTTCAATTTTACCACCGCCAGAGAAAGAACCAATAACACTTTTCAACAAGAACGTTGTTCCAGTGACCGTGTAATCATGATTCGATGCGGTGTCAGAAGCGATTGCAGAACCTGTGTTGTAAGACTGAACCTCATTTCCAGAAACTCCAGAGGTCGTTGTCTGCACCCAGATTGGGTTGGCTTCCGAGTTAATTGAGGAGTTCTTAGAGATAGGCAAATACAATCCCGATTTGATGGCATCGATTTCGACAAAGATTCCATTTCCGGTCGCATTGGCCGAAGTATCTTTGGATATCTGAATCGAATCGGTGGCTTTGGTAATCGTCCGAATATCCAAGGCCGTTGCGGTAACGGTAACGGTCCCGTTAATATTGGCTGTTGCATATCCACTCGCATCAATTGCCAATCTGTTTGCATCTGTGGTTGGATCAACAATAACCATCAACTGTTTACGGTCAAGGGTCATCCGAGCCGCACCGATGTCTCCTTCGTCAACAGAATCCGGAGCTGTTTCATCTGCCAGATAACCATTAACACCAACGAATGACGTTCCAACGGTAAAGGCCGAGTCGTCGGCTACAATATTTGAATTCCCTGCTGTGGTTGTCGCAACCCACAATGCCCCTGTGGATGTGGTTCTCAATCCTACATAGTCACCATCGGCATCAGCCAAGGTGGTAAGAGCGTCGTCACGAATAGCGAGTGCAGGGACGGCGGTATCAGTAGCACCTGCCACAGCACCGATTGCCTTGCCAAGATTGGTAGCTCCAACCCCAGGAATAACACTGGTGACATCAACATCACCGATATCGACACCGGAGTTTGCTCCGAGAATAACCTTAAGCTCATTCGATGCGGTGACCCCGATAAGATTTGTTCCATCGGTAATCTGAATGAATATTGGATTAGCTGTTGCGTTTGCATCTCTTGTTGCGGAAACTAATGTTGGAAAATGTCCATCTGCCATGACATTGTCCTCCTTTTTTTATAGTGCCCTGGCTTCTATTGAAGCCTTGGACTGTTTTAGTCTAGCTTCCAGGCTCTTTATTTCGAGCTCGTGCAATTTAATCTGAGCTTCTAAATCCAGTATGCGTCCCTTTTTTAAATCTTCAATGTCTTGATTCTTTCTTGCGATCATGGATTTCTTTTCCTGTATCTGAACCTGAATCCACATCTCGTCAATTTCTTTTGTAGGGACAACCAAATAGTTTTTAGGAATTCCAATGTCGGCCATTATACGTATCCCAATATCGACGCTTCAAAATCTGGATTCTGTCCGGTCACGAAATGTTCAACCTTCACATCAATAATCGAACCGCTACTGACCTTCAACGGATTGGTGAATTCCCAAATCACATCACGGTCAGAACCTCCACGCCTTATAGCTTGATCCACAGAATCAATGACTATGAACCACTTCCCATACTCCATCCCTGATCCGATGATGGCCGTAATGTAGGTGTCAACCGAGGCGGTAAGGGTCACGACAGTGGTTTTCGTTGAGGAAGGAACGGATGAGGCTATGGCTTTGGCCAATACGGTTGCAGGGCTAACCACGGTTCCACTCCCACCGCCACTGACTTGCCCTATTAGTTGGAGCCTTCCAGTGAACGGATTTAATATTGGTGTTAAATTGCATCCCATTTCTCCACCCTAAACAGGGAATAAGCTCGCCCTGTTATCAAGAATTTCCTGCGTTGATAACTTAACGAACCGAATCATACATCCTGTCGTTTCGCTGTAATAAAGTTTCCCAATGTACCACACCTTATAGCTCGTGGGCGCACCCACAGCAGGACTGACGGCAATGTATTCCATCTTCTCATCGGCCAATATGGTCGTATAATACATTCGCACATCTGACCCAGACGCACTGAATTGCTGTAGCGCCCAGATCTCAACGTCGGTCATTAGACTTTTTCCTCAACACAAATGCGCAGGGTATAACCTCTATTGCCTCCCGAGGCTAAATCAAGAGTCGATAAAAGCAAGTCTCCTGTTCCGGCCCCAGTTCCAATATCTTCGATCGGATCGTCTAAATTAATTGATCCAGCAATAACACACGCATCACCATTCGTCGCACGATCAAAAGATAACTGGACATTCAATCCTTCCGTATTGCCTTCAATAGAAAGAATCCTTATTCGTGTCGGCGCACCGATCAAAGCTGAAATGTCAATCTTGGTTACGGCTGTTTCTGCCGTGTCAATTGATCCAGTGATAAGAAAAACAGATCGTGGAGATGATTTAACAATCTCTCTGTTAATTAGTTTATTCGCCATCTTATTCTCCTAATGGACAACCCCAGGGGGATTTCTCCCCCCAGGGATTAGTCCTGATAATTTACTGCGCTCCTACCTTGATCCACTGGCTTACGCCGGCTGTTCCGCTTGCAATATAAACAACGAAGCTCGCATTGCGAACAAGTTGCCCAACCACAGTAGGGGTTGTCACCGCAACATTAACAGCTTCCGAGAGAATAATATAATCTGCTGTTGCAGGCCCACCGAGAACGGTATCCCCAACAACAGTTAACGTATCCCCAACCAACATATCACCAGTCGTTTTCAGATCAGTGAATGTTGTGTAAGCACCGAGCGCAAGGCCGACAAACGCAATCATTCCAAATGCAACTGCTAAGAATGTGCTTTTGTTCATTTTATTTCTCCTTACGCTTGGTTTTCATAGACGTACTTCGTATCAGCCGCACCGCATCCACCATAGAAGGATACTTTGAATTGCTGAATAACGTCTTTGTTGAATCCGTCTTCCGTGTCCTGACCAACTCTCGAATAAGTTTCAAGAGGCCAGATTTCTTCCCATCGGAATTGACGTTTGAATCCACCGTACCACCAGGTCGTTGAACCGGAAGCGAGGTAAGGATTCACGATGATGTCAAACATATTGCGAGCCAAGTTGACATCAAGATTCGCAGTTCCCAGGTCTCCCCGTTCATTGCGAACCAATTTCTCAGCGGTAGGCCACAGGTTGGCAGGGATGACCATCACTGGCCGATCACCCATCACCCAAATTGGCTTATTCTCTTCGTCTTTCTTTTCAAGCAAAGACACATGAACGTTCTGCCATCCAGAAGTTCCAAGCGGGTTGGAAGTTTTGAGATTGCCATTACCAGAAGAATACAATTCACCAAGGTCATAAGACTTGGAGAGAGTATCGGTGACACAGTTCATGATTTTTTCTTCTCGGAAACGTGCGCCTTCTTCTCCGAGCATACGGGCACGATCAATGAGTTCTCCGGTTTGGTCAAAGAAGATAGCTTCTTTGGTCAGGTCTAAAAGACCACCGAATTTTTCATTGGCAATGCGAACATATTTTTCGTCGGGCGGTGTAACCTGGGAATAAGATTCTCTTTCGTGAACCTGTTTAATGATCCCAATAGCTTTCCATCCGGCGATTTTGGATTCTTTCAAACGAGAAGGAACGGTGCGAACGAGAGAATCACCGACCTTAGGGAATACGGTATAGGCATCAATCATAACTTTGCTGATGATTTCTCCGGCGATAACTGGAAAGGCAGAGCTGGTCAGGTTTTCTGACAAGTCTCTTTTCTCAACAGTCTGTTCCCACAATCCTTTGAAGGATATCCGATCCACATCCAATTTCTTTTCTTCGATAAGAGATCTGATCTTTTTACCGATTTCGGCATGAGCAACTTTGCGGTTGCTAAACTTTGTCTCGTATGCCTCAACGAGATTTACTAATTCTTTTGACATTGTATTTGTCCTCCTTTGAGATTATCGTTAGCTCGCATCCCCAACCAAGAGCGCAGGTATTTTCAACACGCACCGAATGGAAGTGGCTTGGAGTTTCGATTCCACAGCAACAGCGATTGGATCGGTAGCAGACTTTTTCAATGATTGCTTCGTAGCCCATTGAAGTTCATCATTAACAGCGATGTCTGTTGCCGCATCCAAGTCATATTCAAATATCACGTTGCCGTTTGCGAGTGATACAGTAATCTCACCGGAGCCGAGAGTCGCTTGGTGTGCTTCCACAGCTTTCCCGATGAAAGTGAGATTGTCCGACGCCGCAGTCATAGCGGTAACTTTCCCGCCTGACAATTTTAATAGGTCTCCTGGTTCGATGAGAACCCCAGAGCCCACAGGATAGGCTCGATTCAATTCGAACCCTGTTCTTTTGCTGAATACATTTGACATTTTCTGTGTCCTCCTTTATTAAGCTCTAACGAGTGCTTCGATGAGTTCTTCATCGGTCACTTCGTTACCTTCTTCCAAGTTCCCATCTTTAGATCCTCCAGCATTTTTCACTTTTGGATCTGGTTTGGTCAGAGTCAATTTTTCAACTAACTCTTTGTGTTTATTAATAATAACTCCTGCTTGTTCCAGGGTGACAGTTTCGCTGATGATGATTTCTTTCAACATAGCGGAATGATCTTCTGGCAATTTAGCAGATGTCAGAATGGCGAGCTTCTGCGCTTCAAGAATAATCTTGTCAGCAGATTCACCCTTCTTAATTTTTTCGTCGTACTCCTTCAAAACGGTTGCCCGTTCATCGGCTCTTATAGATTCGATGAGTGATGGATTCCCGCTTTGGAGGTCTTCGATTTTGATGTCTTCGATTTTCATATCTTCTTCTCCTCCTTCAGTGGATTCAAACAACGTCTCGTTCACAGATGCTTCTGTTACGAGATCAATAGAGAATGGCCCTTTAGGGGCAAAGCCCTCAACCAGGAATACACCGTTCTCATCTCTACCTTTTCCCCTATCCCTAATTGACAGTCCGACGCCGTTAGGCTTTGACTCAGCAATAGGAATCACCAGATTTCTGATCTCAGGGTTTGGCAATAGATAAAGATCCGCCTTAAGAAACTTGCCTTCCTCGATACGGACATTTTTATATGTACCGCCCAAGTCACGCACGCTCCTGGTCGATCCTTCATCCGGTTTGGGGTGGTCGATATACATTTTTGCACCTTCATATCGGGCGACAGCCTCGTTAAGTGCTTTCTTTGTATAGAATGTTTTGTTCCTAGATACCTTCTCACCAGTCAACAAAACAACACCGCCAATAATGCCTGCATCCGTTTGGATGCTTGCACCTCCGACCGATTCTGTCAGGTCAGATTCAAATTCAAATTTTCTAAATCCATTCTTCTTCATGCCGCCTCCTCCTCGTCTGTTATTTCTGACTTATCCAAATAGTTCTCATCAATGACGTCGGTGTCGTAGCACATACAATGCGGATGGAAAGGAAACTGTCCCGAGTCAACCATGTCATTATATTCATCGACGGAAACTATCTGACCATCCCACGAATCACATTCGTCACTCATCTTGTGCGAACCCGAGAGATGAAATTCTTTTCCAATGATCCAGGGCTTGGCCTTTGCAAACTCTCCGGATGCCTTGGCATATGCTCTGTTTGTTTCCGTGACCGCCAACCTTCTCGCATTCTTATATGCGCTCTTATATACACCTGGCCCAAGTGCTCCGGTATCAACGGGAGCCAACTTGGTTGGGTTCACATAAATTTTAATGTTACGGGCAATCTTATTGGACGATGTTCCTTTCGCAATCTCTGTAGCAATCGTCCTCTTTAATGTTTGCTCAACGGATTGAGTAATATCCCATATCCTCGTTGAAGGATTTAATCCTGTTATGTTCTTTTTTAAAATTGTTTTCAATACTTTCTTCTGAACACCCTTCCATTTCAGAGAAGAGCTTTTAATCGCAGGGCTGATAGAAGCCAACCCTGTCTTGATATATATCGTTGCCAACTTTGGCTTTGTTGCTTCTGATAACGTCCTTTCCTCACCGATCTGAAACGCTTCAAGTATTGTTTCGAGTGTGCATCCAAACGATTCTTCAAAGGCTTCCTGGCTGTTCTTAAATATGGGTTTGAGTGCATCACCCTTAGCCCGTAAAGCAATCTTCGCTGTATCTCTCACCAATCTATTTAACCATGATCTCAGGTTTACCCTTAGCTCTGTCACCATCTCATGCACTCGGATATTTATCCTCGCTATGTTTCCAATGCTTGTAGCATTTTTCTCTATGTAGGGAGCAATCCTATCTGCGAATGTTGTAAACAATGCCCTTAATTCCCTATCGCCTTGTGCCATCCTCGTGAACCATGCTGTCCGTTCAACCCTTGTCCGTCTAGTTAATGTGTTCCTGAATTTAATCTCAGGGGAGTTCTCGGTCGTCCTGGCCAGGTCCATGGCCAACTCAACCTGATCCGAATTAACAAGTTTGACTATCTCTGCCCACTTCTTTGATTTCAGTGCCGAAGGATAACGGTTATTAATCTTCTTAAGTGCCGGTGTCCAAACAACACTAACAACGGGTCGGTTATATCCGGCCCCTCCCAGGTTCGGTTTAACTTTTACTGCTTCAGATATCATTTTCCCTTGCCGCCATCTCTGCTTTGATCTCTGCGATCAACTGCGGGATTCTTGCGACAATCATTCTCTTGATCTCAAAAGACGTTGTGTTCAAAACTTCTCCGAGTTCAACATCAAGATCAAAATGTTGCTGTCGTAAATTAGTTATTTCATTGTGCGATGCTTGTCCCAACTTTGCTACTGCCATTTTGTCCTCCTCCGTTCCCGTTGGTTTTCGCCATTAATATATTGGCAATCTCCTTCGGGTCTGTCTTTGCAATAATATCCTGCTTCTCTTTGTCCGTAAGGCTTGCTATCACAGAATTTATTTCATCATCCATCTCTCCATCATCAGAGGCTTCTTTTTCTTCACCAGATTTAATTCCCAACAATGGATTGCCTGTTAGCTCTGCTTCATCTTCAACATTCTTTTGCTTCCGTACTTCTTCGTTGAAGTCCCATCCCAAAGCGGAGGATGCGGTCTGATCACTGACCCACCCTGCCGTCCTCGCCAACTGCAATGATTCGGTGAATGCTTTTTGATCCCGATGAATGATCTCGGGCCATTGCATATCGCAACCATAGAAGATTTCCGTAGGGGTCTCCACTTTGCCATTCGGCATCAGGTCTTTAAGAGCCTGTTCTTTTGGTGACATCCCATCAGCCTTCCCATCTTCTTGCCCGTCAATTTCTTGAAGGTCATTCACTGTTCTGAGTCGACGAAGAAATTCTTGATCGTCTGGTTCGGTGAGAACATTACCGGCGACAGCATTATTAATAACTTTCTTGTAAAGTTTCTTGAACCAGAATTCTAAACTGATCTGCCAGTATTCAACCGCCTTTACAAATGGAGCCTCGGCCACAAGAGAGGAGGCGTAGTTAGCATTAGACGCATCACCAAAAACATATTCTGGAAGGTTAAGCCCTCCGGCTATGTTTAACTTCATTTCACGTCCATCGTCTTTAACATCCGAAGCATTGATGTTAGGTGACTGCATCTGATAATCAACACCTGGGTTGGCAACAATGACTGATCCGCCTCGGATCTGTTCTTTCTTTGTGTAGTTAGATCCACCACTGTCAACTGTTCGCATGGTGTTGGACATCTGGGTTACCTGGGAAGGTGTTCCCGTTATTTTCTTAATCATCACAATGGCTGTTCTCATTTTGTTGAGAAGGATTCTGTTATCGAGCCAGAGGTTGTATTGCTTCATCATTCGCATGACTGGCTGAATAAATGTTTCACCACGCTTCTGATCTGAGTCTGCAAATATTTTAATGTGAAGCATCTCTTCGGCAGGGACATCATAAAATTCCCCTGTGTCCGCATTGGTCATTACCCAATACCGGATAACCTTTTCAACGTCATTCGAATCGTGTTCGATTCCAGACTTGGTTGTATTTTTATTAAAGTTTTGAGGTGCGGTGCGTCCGTCTGAGGCAGGGTTTCTAACTAGGAGAGGATCAATGAATCTTACTGTTGTTTTTCCTGTGGACATTCCTTCTTCGTCTTTGTCATAAAACCGAATGAATACTTCTCCGTCTCTGAACAGCCGATAAACCATCTCGAATTGTTTTAACTCCATCTTGTTTCTTTCTGCTGTCCAGAATTCACGCCACACATACCACGCCAAAGGATCTTCTGTCTTGGGAGTAATGCTTAATCCTTTCCCCATGATGTAGTTAACCATCGTTTGGATTGAGGCTCGCCCGATTGGGTCCCAACGATAAAACTCTCTCGCCTTCCGAATCATCTCAAGTTGGTTGGTTTGTAAATGTCCTTTTTCCTGGTCAGTAACGGGATCACCTCTCGACCATCCACCATCACCAGGACGTTCAGTCACAAGGCCGGAAGCCTCTTTAATCATCCGCTCAATAGCTTCTGCCTCTTGGATCTTTACATCAAAAGATTTTCTCTTGGCTTCAAAATATTTCTTAATTGTTTCAATCATCCGAATCCTCCAACTGTGTTTAATTCTTCCATCCCCATCCAGTCCACTTCTGAATTATCCATTGGAACAGAGAGGCCATTTAACCATGTGATTGCCTGACTCAGTGCGTCAACCTGGTCATTCGTTTCTCCGGTAGCACCCTTGAAGGAAGCACACTCTTCTATAAAATCATGAACCCAATCATTTGTTACTGGGTCTGGCAGGTGAATATTTCCGGCCTCTGCGAATGGGGCGATTGCTTGCGCTCTGGCTATCTTTGCGCCCATAGGTTTGATCGGTATGATTCCAGGGATTCTCATTTCAAGTTGGGATATGATGGCAGGGCCATTGGCGGCATCTTCGATAAGTATTGCAGAGGATTCAGGATATTTTCCTTTCATTGAAAGCATTGCGGGAATACATTCAGCAAAGTCCACTCGCTTCCTCCACTGGTCAATCAAATAAAAATTAGCTCCACGCTTCTTCCAGACCTGACCGACAACGTATGATCCGGTCTTGGTTTCCTTGAAACTCATGTCCCAAGATTGGATCGTCATCTCTGATCCGGCAGGTGGAGCATACCAGAATCTCCACCAATTTCGTTTTAAAATATTTCCTTCTTCGGATGTTGGGTTCTGCTGACACTGGGCAACAAACGTTCGAGTTCCCATTGTGCGCTTCATGTCCTCAACTTCCGGTTCGCCGATTCTTTCGGGATTTAACAAATCATTTTGGTTTCTGACAATTTCTTTTTTAGATATTGGGAAAATAATTTTTGTTTCGGCTTCGGCCCTCATTGGTAGTGAGAGGTGAGTCCAGTCGGCCTCTTCTTTGAGGACATGGGCTGATAGGTCTTTGAAGTGTGTGCGCTGTTCGACGATAACCCGTGATCCTGTCTTAGGGTTGTCGAGCCTTGAGGATAAGACGTTTTTGTGCATCCCGATGGTATGGCTACGAGAGGCTTCGGATTCGGCCTCTTGAGGGTTCAGCATATCATCCTCAACGATCACATCACCGCCCTTCCCCGTAACTGTACCTCCGACCGATGTGGTAATCATATGACCTCTGGCTGTGTTCTGGTATTCGTTCTTCTGGTTCTGGTCGTCGGCCAGGGTGACGATGCTCCCCCAGTTACGCTTGAACCAATCCGATTCGATAACCCGCCGGCGATCAACTGAATGTTTAACTGAGAGTGAAGATGAGTAAGAACAGAAAATGAATCTAAGGTATGGCTTTTGTGTCCATGACCATACAGGCCAGAGTATCGTAACGATGTTTGACTTTCCGGAACGTGGGGGAATGTTGATGAGGAGTTTTCTTATCTTGCCTTCGGTTACCAATTGGAGATGTTCACATATCAGTTCGATGTACCACGAATCAACAATTGGGTTGGCAGGTTCAAGGATGTTCCAGGCTTCACGCATGAATTCGGGAAAGCCCATCTGCCTTGATAACATGGCTTTTGATACCTTAGAAAAAACAGTGGATGCGATTTTGTCTGTGTTGATGTATGGACGAGATCGGTGGGCGTTCAGAGCCGTCATGAATTGCTTAAGGAATTGGAAAGTGTTTCCAACTCTTTTGAGATTTTCTCTGGAAGGCCGAGATGGTTCTTACAGTGAGGGCAGAAGTCAGGAGCGTGTTTCTTCACCGCATTAAGAAATTGGCTCACCATTGTTTCAACGACCTTCGGATCAAGGTCTTGCTGATACCGTTCTTTGTACTTCTCTGGGTTGCGTGCTTTGAGGAGAAAGATGGTGAGTGTAGCCGAGTCCCGACTGTTACGATCCAAGGCTCTGGCAAGGGCGGATCTTTCCAACACTTCTGTTATGCCTAGATCACAGGCAATAAACTTTTCAGCAAACTCTTTATCTTCATGCCGCCATCTTTGAATCGTTCGCCTTTCTAATCCGACCTTCTCACACGCAAGGCCAATGGTTCCATGTTTCCTGTATTCAGTCAGGAAAGGATCTTTCAAATGCATCTTGTTAGATCTGTTATTAGTTAAACGATTTTTATTATCAGATGGTTCGGCTGTTTCAGACATTCCAATATAATAAACCGTTTACTTATTAAATACAAGAGATTATATATAAGTGTAATGGGTTATACGGTGTTTCGTATATATATTACTCAGAGAGATTTTTATATTCGGGTTGAGGGTCTGCGTCTATCTTTATGACTTCAGTATAGACTTCATGTTTGGGGAAGGTAATACCGGAACCGAATCCATCTCTAGCTTTGGCGTGTGCTGATTGTTCGTCGTCGGCTTCAACGAGTACCGTCTTTCGTATTGTCTCCGTTACTTTCATCCGGTAGAACATTCTGATATTTTAACATGGAATCCGTTTCATGTGTTAGGTCTTTTATATCTTTGGAGAGTTCGTCTATGGAGCCTTTCATCGAACCGGAAATGGAAGAAAGGATATTCCTCCAGTCTGAATGATCGGTTGACTTGAGTGCGGTGTCGGCGTGTTCCATCCAGAAGGTAATCCATTCGAGGACAGATTCCTTTAAATCCGTATAGGCGGTGGCGAGCTGGAGGAGTTCTTTTTCCTGGTGATCGTTCTCCTGTTCAAGGATAAGTTTGATTCGATCAAGAGTTCGTTTAGATATAGTCATTAGGATATTTTATCATTCATCCTTGGATTTTAATGCTTTCTCATGCTTAATGATTTGATTTTTTAATTCTGTTTCGGCTGACCTGACAACCTTCGTATACTCTTCCATCCCGAGTCGTGTTAATGCTTTTGGATTTGTGTCGAGTGCTAAGTGCCACATCGGTTCCCCGTCTACTAGTAGTGATACGGCAATTTTTACTCGTGATTCATTTGTCATTTAATTCTCCTTAGTTTTGTCTTGCCCATTGTTTTACTTCTTGTTCTTCAAAGAGTCTTTGTTGCCTTGCCTTGCCCTGGTATTCGCCACCCTCCTGTAACTTCTGTCTAACCCTTCTCACTGATTCTGGAGGGACGGCATTGTTTATGATCTTGGTGGCAAGCGGTTCTGGTATTTCAAAGCCCTGATGCTTCCAGACTTTAAAGAGAAGATATGTGTCATCATCTCTGGTTCTTAAATCTTCTCCCAGGAATTTCTTGACAAGGTTATGGATTGTTTTAATATCATTTAACATTCTTTTTGCCTTCCCATTGTAATGTATGCGTTCCGCATAGTAACAGTGACATTAAGGAGTTCCTGGTTCGATAGGACTACACAGGCTCCACCTATGGCTGATGTTAATTCAGTCATTTGACACCACTTACTGTTGTATTAGATGAGCATGTAACAACTGGATATGTCTGCCATAGCTGTGGATATACCCATACTGGTGGTGAATAACGTCTTTCTTGAAGTTTATCTATTTGAAACTGTAACCATTTTACTTGAGCCTCTAGCTCTTCAATTCTTGCTTTATCTTTCTTAGTCATTTTTCCCTCTCCCATTTCCTCAAAACTTCCTCGGCTGTTTCTCCATCACATGTACCACAAATAAGGCCATCTATACACTCAGCAAGTACTTCGGCTTTGTCTATGGCCTCAAGATATCCTTCCGCCATTCCGATCATGTATTCCCCGGATAATGTGTTTATCGTATTTGGTTTGGCATCCCATACCTTGATGAAATTTTCAGCTTCCTGCTCGTTCATAACCCCGCCCTCGCCTTATACCAAGTAGCGCTGATGTAACAATCCTTAGACTCGTCGACCATTTCATCCCCGGCAATAAGTAACGCCCGGATCTTCTCTTGAAACCATTTCTTCATTTCCTCTTTTCCCTCAGCCGCTTTCTTTAAGCTCTCGATAGTTTCCCTTAAGGCTTTCGCATCTTCGTGACAGTCTTTTGTGCATTTGGGACAGTTCATTTCAACCCCTTCTTCACCTTCCACATTCGGATAGCGTCCAGCAGATCAATCATGATCGTGTCCCATGTCTCATAAGATGGCCCCATAGTTAATCGCTTCGCATTTGTTGCCGCCGTAAACAGCATATCACCAACCTCAATCAGTTCCTTGATCCGCTGATCCTTCTTTTCAATTTCAGGCTCCCTCGATTCATGCCCCTCAATAAACCCTCCGGCACGAACAACCAAACCTTCATCAACCTCCGGATTGTAGAATTCCTTGAAAACTATCTCCCTCGCTTTTTCAATTGTTAGCTTGGCCATTGTTATTTCCCCTTTTCTTGCCTCATTCTTTTGATTTTTGCTTTTGCTCTCGCAATGTTTTCAATCCGCCACCGTGGAGCAAACGGGCGTTCGCACATTTCCCCGTCTTGCCATTGATCGCCGCACCCCGTGCATGTCACGTGCCACCCATACCAGTCTTGGAACCACTCATAAAAACGGCGCTTTCGTTTACAATTCGGGCATTTACGTATACGAACCTTTTGCTCTTTGACTGTTGGAACACAAAGAAATCCGGCCGTGGAATTGTTTTCGTCTACAAGTCGATGACAGCCCATGTTATTTCCCCTTTTCAAGTTCCAAGATTAAAGCGTCGGCGTAACGTACACATGCGCCCGCCAATGCCTGGATGCTATTTGGACAGACTTCCGGATCTGACAAAAGCCCTTGCATCGCCTTCGCCGCAAAATACTCTCTCTTTGTTAAGCCAGGGAAAAACATCTCCCCTGGATCACACGGCCGAGGAAAAACCGGTTCATCACCCCTGTTTTTATTTGTCATCGCTTAGCCCTCCTGTTACATGCCGGACAACACTCCTGAATCTCCACAATGATTTTTAGTTTGCTTGCTTTTTTGTCGATGGCTTCACCGATAATCGCTTTTAATACCCGATACATAATCCCGGCTCTTCTTGCGTTAGGAACAATAATAGATGCGACAAATTCTTTACCCTCTTTATTTATCATCGCTCATTCCTCCCATAAATAGATCTGCTTCTCGCATGATCCGGTGTCATAATTCTTGTTCTCTGTCTTTGGGTATTCAGAAGCCTGATACTTTAGGGCCTGATTCATTCTTCTTTTAAACACCCTATCCCCTATAAAATAAACATATCTATGTTTAGCCGATCTGTGCTTCCGGTTCTTTGAATAGTCTAATCCCTTGTCGTAGTGCCTTGAGTGTGTCCCGTCCTCATCTCCGATGTCTGTTCTCTCTTTTGTTATTCCTGTGTATATCCAATTTGTTGATTGATATATGTATCCGCAGTGATTCATATCGGTGTCAGCATAAGAGACGATAATAAAACCTTCGTGTTGGTGTGGTGGTGGTCGTAAATATCCAAGACACCTTGAGATAAAATAGCTTCCCATGTTCTTTGGAAGTCCATTCTCAAGGAATAACCTGTTTAACTCATACACTCTATGCGAATTTTCCTTTCCACATACACCATCGCACAAAGAAGGGCTGGCGGGTTTCCCTATCGTTAATATCCCGACGATTTCCCTGTCCCTAAATAGACCGAAGCAAAAACTGATGGATGGTATCCTTCTGGCGTAATGCCTTTTGAGGATAAACTGGTATGCCTCTTCAGCTTGTATTCTTCCTATTCTATACTTGGAAAATTCTCTTATAGTTCCCTTCTCCATTTCATCCCTCTTTTCTGTCCACAATCTCAGCGATCGCACCCCGGCCGATCCTCTTCTTGATGCTGACGTAACCCATTCGTTCTAAGAATTCAAGCGCCATCATATTGTCTGTCAACCCATAAGAATTTAAGCGCCCGTCTTCCTTGGGGTCGTGACAGTGTTGATTGACCATGCAAAACAGATTTTCAACGGCCTCGTTTCTCTCTTTAAGAATCTGCTCTGCAAGATCAAGATATTTTAATGCCGTCGCCTGTGTGCAAAACATCTTTGCCTTTTTGATTTCTGCTTCCCAATTAATGCTCATAATCATCGCCACCTTATTTTGCTCATTTGTTTACGATCCTTTGTGTATTATTATCAATCGATTCAAGCAATCGTATAATCTGCCTTTTCTCTGTGGCTGACCACGATCCAGATGATTCTTCGTATGCGGACACAAGGCCAATCCATAGTGGAGCTGAGATAACCCCAAGTGCGTATATGATTCCGATGATGAGAATGGTATGTATACGTTTCATTTTATTTTCCTCCCCATTTTTCTATCTGGCCAATAAATGTCATATGCATAGTGAAGGCATTGAATAACATCAGAGGCATGGGCCTTTACTCGGCACATAATCATTGATTCTCCATTTTTAAGTCCAACAACAATGTCCGTATATCCTGGTTCAATCTGGCTGTTTATTATTTTAATTTGTCTGTTTATTTCCTTACGGGTTTCCTTCATTTCTTTTTTGATTTTGCTTTCCGTTGTTTTACGCATTTCGTATCCTCCTCTTTTGTTTCAAATGGAACCCTTGGCCCAACATAGAATTCATCTCCGCAGTCGCATAAATAAAGCACACCTGCATAACAATCAACCATCCGCTCTCCCTTCTGGTACACGAGATTGTCCTTCGTTCCATCGGCTATGATCTTGAATTTCTTATGTCCTTTAAAGAAACATTGAATCCTCATTTCAAATCCTTTGGCAGGGATGAATTCAACTCCTCTCAAATTGAACCATCCCCGCCATTGTGTTACGCCACTTTCCTGTCTTGGTTAGGCATTTTTCTCACTTGATCGGGGACAGTTGTGCTATGAGAAATCAATTCGTTCTGGCTTAATAATAACTTGGCTCTTTTTGAATCGAGAGGGAGCAATTGGTCAGACATACAGAGAGGGCAGACATCTTTCTTGGCCATGTTGCGCCATACCGTATAGATAAACCCTGGGATGATGAAGAGAACCCACAGCATGAGTTCGACCAGGATATGGCCTGGGGTATGGATTTTTGGTTGGATGGTTTCGAGGCAGGTGGCGCAGAGTCTTTTTGGATGATGGAATAACATTTTGATTTCCCCTTTTACTTTTATTTTGTTACTCGCCCTGACCCATGACAGGCTGGGCATTCAACATTCCCGTTTGATATGTAACCAGTCCCACGACAGGTGAAGCAGAAATCGTTTGAGCATTGTTCGCAGAAGGAATTGAATTCATTTTCTTCGGTGTGATATGAATGACATTCAGAACATGAATGATCTGGGAATTCTCGGCAATGGGGTTGATTGTGTTCGGCGCAATCAATCGCCCGTTTGTTTTCCCAGTTTGATTGCGCACTCATAGCATCCCCAGGTCTTTAAGGATGGATGGGTGGCCGTGCGGACATACGCCATCCGGTTCGACATCACAATATTCTTCACAGCAAGCAGGAGCGATACCTCTTTCCATAGATTCTTCCATGAGTTCAATAATGCTCATTCCCATTTCGTCGGCCACTTCCATTGGTGAGATTCGCTTAGGGTTATTCATGATGAGACTCGATTACGATTCCCATTGTTTGAGCAAGCACCCAGAGGTCGGCATCGGGGATTCGTTTAAGGATTTCTCGGAGTGTTTCGATTTGGTTTTGAGGTTCAAGTTCTCGGTAGCGGTTAATGATTGAGTCCATGACTTGTAAACGGTTCATGTCGTGCCTCCAGGTTTTCATTTTTGCTTACTGCTTTGCATCCCTATCTAAAAAGGTTTCAATGGCCATAACGGTGGTGTGGTGCATCCTTTTTGACTTCCCATGAAACCATCTATTCACGGTTTGAAATGATACCCCTATTTCTTGGGCCACCCGTTCCTGGGAAAGCCCTCGGGCTTTTGCTTTCTTTTGAATCTTGGTGATGATGTCTTCCATAGAGCCTCCCTTGGTTTTCCATCCTATAATATAGTGTAACGAATGTTATACCTTATTTCAACCCCTATCTTCCCTGTCACAATTATTTCACAGGATTGCCATATATAAACGATGCGTTATTTAGCGTCGTTTATTAATGTCGCCTTCTGTCCTGTTAATTTCTCCCATCTTTCAATGGCAACATCGACATAATGTGGATCTATTTCCATCCCATAACAGGATCGCCCTGTTTTCTCGCAGGCTATAATTGTTGAACCGGAGCCGATGAAGGGGTCGTAAACAATATGTCCTTTTTGGCTTCCGTCTATTATCAGCTTCACGAGAAGTTTTATTGGCTTCATTGTTGGATGGAGATCATTCTTCAGAGGTTTATCGCATTCGATAACTGTCACTCCGGAAGGGCCATAGAATTTGTGGTGGTCTTTCCATCCATACATAACGAATTCATGTTTTGCGTTGTAATCTTTTCTTCCCAGAACGTGATTGTTCTTTGCCCAGATGAGATAGTCAGACCAATAAAATCCAGCATCCTGGAAAGCTATTCTTAAATTGTGAAGCTCCTTCCCTGACATAAAAATGTAGGATGTATTGTAATCTGACATCTCAATAACTTTTAAAAAGGCTGTAAAGAAAACTCTGTAATCCACGTCGTCATCATTTTCAATTTCTCTTTGATTCTTATTTCCCTTGTCAAACTTATTAAGCATTTCATTTTTCCCAGCATAATTAACTCCATAAGGCGGATCTGTTAAAATCATGTCAACTTTTTTCCCACACATAAGTTGTTTAAAATGATCGGTGGATGTCGCATCTCCACAAAGTAACCTGTGATTTCCCATTGAATATAATTCCCCAACCTTTGATTTGCATTCATTCTTTATCCCTGGTGCATCGTCATCTTGAGCTGTTGTTTCAGGAATATCTCCATCGAAGGCGGCCCTTAAAGTCTCCAGGGCCTGTTCATCATATCCGGTAAGATCTAAGTCAGCTCCGGCCTTTTCCAATTCTTCAATGAGATCCTTAACTTCAAAGACGGACAGGTCGGAAAGCTCTGCGATCCTGTTGTCGGCCAACATATCCGCAATCTCCTGTTCATCAGATTCATAATCCTGATAATCAACCGGAACCTCCTGAACGTTTAGATACTTGGCCGATTGAAGTCTGGCATGGCCACGAGTTATAAACTTTGATCTGGTTGAAACGGTGATGGGCGTGCGCCACCCGTTCCCCTGGATAACCTTGGAGAGAAGTTTAATCTGTTCTTCCGGATGGTGGTTGGGGTTGCGAGGATTTTCTGTCAGCTCGTTTATATTTACGATCTTTGAATAAGAACAATAAACGGGAATGCCAGAGGCAAACGTCTTTCCTTTTTCCGTTACCACCCTGTCGCACCTGCGTCCACGGTTTCAGTGGCAAGCTCGTCGGCGGTCTTTTCGTCGGATGTCTTTTCCCCATTGGCTGACGGTTCATTAACGGTCATTAAAGCCTGTTGTACTATCTTGGCCGGAAGCCCTAATGCTTCGCCTATTTCTCTGGCGTGTTGAAGGATGAATTGAAAGTCGGAAGAGGTTAAGCCCTTGGCTTTCCCTGCACGCTTCGTTCCATCCTCGGTCATCCACCATTCACGGCGTTCGAGTTGCGGTTGCTTCTCGCTTCCGTTTACGATCCATGCGATCACTCTTAACTCTGATCCTCCCCCCCTGTCGTATGTGCTTGATTGTTCATCGAATACCTTAATCACTTTTGTTTGAATGTCTGCGGGTTGTCCTCTGCGTACCATTATAATGCCTCCATGTTTGGTCTTGCTGACACAGACTTTTCAGATTTAACCTGAACGCCTGGCCATCCAAGACCTGTTTTAAAAGTTTTTGCCATGTTGTTAAGCATGGGCATATTGGGAATGACGGCTTCGATGGGAATCCTGCCACATACGATTGCATCAACAAACAATTTCATGTCCACAACTTCTGCGCTCCATGTTGTTCTGTATGAAATGCCTTCCTTCTTGGTTACGGTAGGGAGAACGATATCGAATCCGGTTTGGTTTTTCATTTCCACTTCCTGCGCCCGTCTGATGTCCTCCTGTTTGGCAATCCACTTTTCAATGGCCGGCTTAAGGATATCTTCTTCGGCCTGGCGCAAAGGTTCTTCAACCTCCCTGCGCTTCGCTAAGGCTTTGTTGTGGGCTTCTTTGGCAGACCTGACAAGTGGATCAATGAATTCTTTCCAACGGTTACGGCGAGTTTTGATTTTGAGAAGGAGGTCGGTGGCGCATTGAAACGAATCTGCATCTCTGATAGATTTTGCGGTTTCGTATGCGATGGTGGCTAGGTTCACGTGTTCTTTTCTTTCCAATTCAAATGTCTTTGTTTCTACTTCGGTAGCATTAATCATTTTGTTCTCCAGGTTATTTTGTTTTTCTGTTATTTCTTATCCAATTGTATATGGACAAGGCGTTCATCCAGACAGCGAAGTCTTTGTGGTCCGTAAATTCCACAAGCCCAGGCCGTCCTTCCTTGTCCACTTTCAATCCGAACCGACGGAATGTTTTTTCCCCTTCAAAGTAATCGGTGAGGCCATGAGCATAAGAAGCCGTTTGAATAGCGGTGGCCGGATCGACGCTTCCTGACTTTGCATCAACGACTCCGCAGTCACCGTTAGGGAATTCTCCGACGAGGTCAGGCGTAAAACCATATCGCCACAGCTCGGAGTAACTCGGCCTCTCGATCCATTCCTTGTAAGGTTTGAATCCGGTGGCCCGTTCAAACTTCCGGTAGGCATCGAGTCGGGGACGGAGTTGTTTATCAAGATTATTCTCGTCCAACGTTCCTTTGCAATACAGTTCGATAGCTCGATGAGAAGCGGAACCGACCCACATATCGTATTCGTCTGCAAACCCACTTGGCTTGTAGATTCCCACCGCTTGCAATATGCCAGTTGTTGACGGGAGTTTTTCATCGCCCAGATAATAGGCATGATCTTCCGGATCAAATCTAAACTGCGCCGTCATCGGATTTCTTCTCGGTTGGCATGGCCGGAGATTTCTTTTGCCGTATATCGCCAGGGGAAACATTCCCTTCTTTAATGGCATTGTAAATTCCACGAAGGTGGACGAGATAGGAAGCATCATCGTAGCCGTCAAAGAATTCCATAAGGTAATCATCCAACACATCGGGTTCAATTTTAAACTCGGTGCAAATGGCGTTCTTGCCTTTCATGATTCTAACCTGGATTGATTCAACGGGGAGAGCGGTCGAGGTGGGTTTAATAACGAGTTCTTTGGCTTTGTTAAAGTAACCATCCTTAACCCATTCAGGCAAGGACATCAACACGGCGTTCCGCCTGGCCTTACTGATCCCAGATAAAACTTGGTTCCGCATCATGTCGGCGTTCCATGGGACTACACCTTGGGAGCCTTTCGGCTTGTAGAATTTCGAGACTTTGACTTCAGTAGAATTTTGGATGTTGCTTTCAAGATCAATGCAAAATCCTTTGACGTAATAGTTGGATTTGTCCTCTCCAATAATTCTGCCATCAGTGGCAATGTTCCCCCAGTATCGAGCAAGTGCCATTGCAGCTCTGATTGAAAGTCCTTCGACCATCCTACGAGAATTCCCTTCCTTGTAAGGAATAGAATAGTAAGCACGCTCGGCGAGGTCGGGAACCATTTCGAGTTCCTTGTTAGCGTTTTTCATGGCGAGGGCGATGTTGCGTGGGTACTGCCTGGCTTTTTCAATGAGGACATCGAGCGAGTTTGACGAGACGGGATCGGACGGGTGGATTTGGGATTGAGACGATTGTTCAATTTCATTCATACTGCCTCCAGTTTTTGTTTTTCATTCACGGGTCGAGTGACTCCGTATACTATAAAGAGAAATTATATATTTTCCAAAGGGGTTGTATACAGAATTTTATTTTTTTTTAATGAGTTGGGCTTTTGATAGCTCATCAGCAACCCCATTCTCTTCCCTTGGAATCCAAATAAATTTAAGATTATTGAACCGCTTCCCAATATCTCTGGCCTTTAAATAATGTGGGATATACATACCACTCTTGGCCTTCCACTGTCCATTCATCTGCCGAACGGTCATCATATTATCGCCATAGAAAATGGTCTTTTGTTTTTCAAATCCGTTCTCTAATAACCATTCAAGGGCACAGGTAAGCCCTTTGTATTCAGCAACGTTATTTGAATTCTGAGGGTGGGCAGGAGAATACATAGACAGGCGTTTAAGTTCAATTCCATCTTTTGAAATGACGGCTCCAAATCCCGTATTGCCTCCAGGGTTCCTTGGTTCACAGCAACCGTCATAATAAGTAACAATCATTTTTCCTCCAGGTTCATTTAATGTTTATTGACTATAACCCTTATACTCCCCCAAGGGTTTCTCTTTTAGGTTATATGGTCTTAATGGCAGGTCATAGTTTGGATCTCCGTTTAGCCGATCCCCCCCAAATGGTTGTCTGCCTTCCTACTTAGCACGCTTAGAAGATAAAGCGTCGGATGTTTCCGGAAAACCTTCTTCAAGATCTTCCATACAGGTTTTAAATAAACCTGTTATAAACTTTTCCTTGGGTAATGACTGGGTGTTAAGGGTCTCACTTGCCCAGATTAACGGCGCAACATCCTAGTTCTTTTGTTTTTCATTTACACTAAACCATCAACTATAAACTTAGGGTTGAAAAACAATCTTAAACTATCCCTACAAAAAGAAAAGCCCTCGGCACTTTATCGGAAAGAACAATCTTTTAGGGGAAGAATGTAGAGTCATAGGTGTGCCGAAGGCTTAAATTGAAAGCCTATGACCTAATCTTCATCTCCCCCGAGATAGGTAAATTATTAAAAATGATTTTCCAGAAGTAAACAACTATTTTGTCTTATTTTAAGTTATCCACAGGGGAAGGCGAAATTCGATTAAAAAGTGGTTTGTGAGGAATTACCCATAAAACCAATTTAAAACGATTCTAGGCTCGGGGCGTGTTAATTAGGCGGTGATTCCTTTAAGGTTTTTAATGGCTTTCAATCGGTGTTCTGGACTCAAGACCCTTCGCCTCCTGGCTCTGATGTATTTACAGAAGAAAAGGATATCCTTGGGGTCGGCCAGAAATGTCACCAAATCATCTGCATCTTGGATAATCTCCCATTTCTTCATTCTGGCAATTCGATTGGCCAATACTCCGGCCCTGATTTGTATTCCGAGTTGGGTTTTTGAATAAGGGTATATGGTTCCGTACTTCCCAATGATTTCTTGATTAAGTGGTTCGTGTACGGGCATTCCTTCTTGGCGGGAAACTCTGTACTTCTTTTGGATGAGTTCTAAATCCATAGTAATTAACCTCCAGGTTTATAATGGTCAATTATATAAAAATAAAAGGGGGGGGACGGCAATCAAGGAGAACCTGGAAGCCCAAACCTTAACCGCCAATCCCCCCTGAAATTTGTGGGGAAAAGACCTTTTTCATCATTTCGATGGCTGACCCGTCCCTGAGGTCTTTATCTGAGAACCTAAACAATCGATAGCCGAGCAAGGCCATATGGTTGTATTTCTCTATGTCTCTTAATACGGCCGTTGGGTGGGTATGCGCTCCGGCCCAATTGCCAAACTTATTCTTGCGCCAGATGCCACCCTCTATCTCAACAAAGAGTTTAAGGTCTGGCCAGGCAAAGTCAACCTGCCACCTCCGGCCGATGTGTTCCGCAAACTTAAACTGTTGCTTTGGGATGGGGAGCTTGGCCACCTTTAAATGGAAGATGAAATAATCTTCCCACTTGCTACGCTCTGCACTCTTCTTTACTTGAGCATAAGTCGTTCCAGGTTTTATATTCATTGTCTTTATTTCTTTACAAACCTATGTTCTACGTCTTTCCTGAATTTTATCGCCTCTATTAAAGTTTTAAAGAATTTTCTATTTCTTTTTCTTTGATATTGAAAACATGATTCCCAATACTCATAAATATTATTATTGGATTTGACTATATGCTTTCTTATCCCATTGTATCCACTGCTATTCGTAGAAAGCAGTTTATGCTTATTAAGACAATTAATGGACTGACTGCATACTCGGAGATTCGATAGCCGATTGTCTAGTTTATCCCCATTTATATGATCCACAGTTTCCCCTTTTTTCACATCCATTATGAATCTGTGGAGATATTGACGCTTTCGATTTATAGTCCTAACGGCATATCCATGACAGGAATAAGTCCATTTTGTTTTTGAAACTATTGGATATAAATTTCCGTCAATTTTAGAAAACCTGTTTTGTGTTAATGTTAAGAGCCTAAATTCCATAAGCTCCTAATATAAATTATTTAAAGAACCTATGCTCCATAAAATTATAAATTGCACCAAACAACGCAATTAAAAGAATAGTCAGACCTGCTTCCAACTGTCCTGGGTCAAGAGTGATTCCCAACTGCGCTAGATAGGGAGCAACCTTAACAGAGGTCAGGAGGCCGATGATGGCTCCCGTTCCATGTTTTGCAAACTTCCCTGCTACCTTTTTCAAAACGACTGAACCGATTAACCATGTTTTAATTTTGCTTATCATTTTAATCCTCCGTACTAATTCCAGTGCAATCCAAAGTAAAAAGCGTTTAGGACATAGTAAGAGTCGAAGCTGTCCATCCTGGCACCTATACGATAGAACACAACCCAATCAGGAAAGTCATCTCCAGTATAGTGTTCGTTCTGCTGTATCATCCTATGCCACGAATAGTGGTGCGGATCAAGTAATAACTTAGACCGCTTTGAAAATTTCTGCAAGGGTGTCGGTGAATAGGTGGCCAGGAATTCTTCTTTCGGCATTGTCAGCTTCTGTCCGAAGTGTGGGTTTTCCCCTTTCCGTTCGTAAAACTCAATAACTTGAGGCAGGTTGTCTGGCCTCCAAATTTGTCTATAGTCTGCGAATTCAGGCACTTCAACCACAGAGGTGTCGTGGCGGGCCATCCATCTTGCAATCCCTCTACCCTCCACAAGTTGGGGCAGTTCTGGCATAAACTTGGCGTGTCCTTCTCCGGCTCTGTACCCATAAGCTGAATCTCCTCGCCACCTATAACATAAAGGCCAAACCTGATCGTCGCTCCTCATGTTCCACATCTTGTGTGGAAGAGCGCAATTCCGTTCAATCTCTTCTGGAGTCCAATCAATCTGTGCCCATTGTTCTTCTGTAATCTGCAACCTGTCTTCCTTGGTTGGTTTCTGCCAAGGCCATTTGCCATAATCTTTTCTTAAGTGTTTCTTAATCTCTTCGATTGTCATTGTTGATCCGTCCATTAAAATCTCCTTCGTTTTTCTTGTCGCCATTTCCCATCCTTGTCACGCCAGTATCTCCCGAATCTTTTTGCTGTTCCGTTTGCAAGTGGGTTTAGCTTTCGATTGTTTCGGCACACCTCGGTGATTCTTCCGGCTATATATTCATCAATGGCATTCGGGTTAACGAGCTGTGGCATTTCAAACATGAAGTCTATGATCTCGAACCATTGTGTTTGAACCATATCGATTCCCGTCCAACACCTATTGATCGATCCCTGCACGTACTCCGAGAGAATCTTGGTGGCGTTTTGATCTTTGTGGCACGAGTGGCAAGGGGACATATCTTTTTTCTTGATTTGTCTGATGATATTAACAGGGTTGGGTTTGTGGTAATAGGTGCAGAAGCGTTCAAAGAATTTCTTATTTCTATAAATAACTCTTCGATCAACATATCTAATCGCCTTGACGATCCCATCAATAGTTTCCATACAGATCATATCGACGGATTTGTTTATCCTTCTGGTCTGATCTAACCATTCCATAAATGATGTATTCCTTGCCATTTATATCCTTTACCAAGGAGGATTTTTAGCGAAAGTAAATGCCAGCGCAACAAGTCCACCGCACACCCCTACGCCAGCGATCCAGTATACCCAACTTTTCAAACGATCAAGATCAACGAAGTTGCTTTCAACTCTTTGCTCCATGAGCGCCGTCTTGCTGTTCACTTCAATGAGAATTTTCTTTATCTCTTGAACGTCTTTGTGGGTATTCCATGCCGTCTTTGAAACACCTTCGTTAATCCGTTCGACAAGTGTATCTAACTTCTGGGACATCATATCTTGTTTGTGAGAAAGATTTAAATCAGTCCGCATCAGGTTTTCAACATCTTTCCTGATCTGGTCAATATCGTTCTTTTGTTCTAAATATAAACCTATCTCAGACGGTTTCTTTTCTTTCATTGGTGATTTCAATCCAGACTTTTTCATGAGCGCACATCACTTTAAGCAATTCAAATATGTCGCTGAATGCTTTTCTCGAATAAAAAATCTTTTCATTGTTATCATCCTTCTCCATACCAGGGAGCAGACATCCGGAGGTGTCATTGTGATCGTTCCCTGGATGGATTCGTATGCCTGAATAGTTCGGAACGTTTAATAATAGGGGAAGGTGTTTCTTAAACTTATTGGAGAATGAAATTATAAGCTCGTAGGTTCCCTCTGGGATAGCAGTCTTCCCTGGAATCTTCTCGGCTCTTACGGCATCCTCGAGGATAAAACATTTCTTGGAGCCTTCAATAAAGAGTTCGCTTATTGTTGTTGTGTCTGAAAACCATTTTCTTATTACTCTGAATTGTGGAACACTCAATTGTTTTGCCTTCACATCCCATCCTTGTCGAGATATACCCAGATCGTCTGTACTTCTACGCTTCCACATATAAAAGAAAGCCATAAGTTTTGACCATAAGTTCATTTATTGCTCGTGTTCCACGGCTCCATTTGTTGGAACCTCAATGAATCCTCGATGTTCTATTAAGTCTTTTTGATCCTCTGATATTTTAACAATAGCTCCGGCAATGTTTTGCATACCGAGAGCGAGATTCTTGAAAGCTAAATTCAATTCATGCACCTGATTGGCAACCTTGTCCATCGAGGCTCCAGCCTGTCTAGCCATCTGCGAATTTTCAATTGCAGTCACAGGCCCCCAGGGTATTGAACAGTCTCCCATATCAAAAGTCTTTTCACTCTGCGGGTCTTTCCCTGCCAACGATCTCCACCATCGGCATTTCATCTTCTGCTTTGTTATTGGATGTTTGGGCGCTGAATCGTTTAAGCCATTACAGCAGAGCTTATGATTAAGAGGACAAGTCATATATTCTCTTTCGGTGTCCATTATGATCCCTTTACACAATAGAGTGTGTCTAAATATTTAAAAATCGTATCTGATAATTGGGAATCTGTATTAGGTGTGGCTCCATCAGAAGGAGATCCAACCCCAGCTTCAGTAATATTTTTAAGATGAGAAGTCGTGCCGCCGCCTCCAGTGATAGTAAACAGTCTGTCGTTTGTCGATGAATCAGTTCCCACTGCCGTTGCGCTTATTCCAGAAGATGCGGTTGTGTAATCAATCAAATGAGTATGGGATGTGAGATTATGTCCATGCGCAGAGGTCGTATGTGTATGTTGCAATAATAATCCGACAGACAATCCATCTGCTCCACCAGATCCAACATATGAATCAACAATTCTAATGAATGAATCATTAACGGTTTCCTGCCTTACCCATCCAATTGGAGCGGTTGCCTGTGGGAAAATCATTCCTGTTCCTCCGGCTAACGTATCGAATTCATCATTGTCCGCTAACAGGTTTAAATTCTGATAAGGCAACAATGCCTTATAAGAAAAATATCCTGTCGTCATATCTGTGTATGCCATTATGAATCCTTACTCGCCACAATAACATCGGCATAGGCGAATTGAATATTTGAAAGCTGTGAATCGGTTGTTCCTCCCGTATTAGATCCGGAAAGAGTTGTTGTATTATTAATGGTTTTCCCAAGAGCATAGTTAGGAAAAAAAGTTCCAACAACTGTTGACGTTTTAATGTATACATTCCCGGAAATAATATAACCATAATCAGTCGTATAAGAAGATGAGACAACCCCAGTGTTTCTTATCGCATGGGAATGAACAGGCTCATTATGTTGATGGCTGTCTATTGTATGGCTATGGGCCTGTGTAACTGTTCCAGAAAAATTGGCTGTCCCTCCAGTCCCGCCTCCCGTTGTGCTTACAATCCTAATTGCATGGTCATCTGTTCCAGTGATCTTTGTATATCCAATTGGAGGGGTGGCCATATAAAATAAATGTTTTGTTCCTGCAAGAAAAACATCAAAGGCATCATTCTGGGCAAGCTGTGCAAGTCTCGACCATGGGAGAAGTTTTTTATATTGAAAGACTCCTGTTAAATCAACGTAACTCATGCAAATTAATCCTTCACCGCAATAATCGAATCTTGATATTTAAAAACAATGTCAGCAAGAGATGATGCAACAGCACCCGAATTCGCTGATTGAGAATTCTGCGATGGGTTTGTTTTTGTGTATGGCAGTAATTTTCTCACTGTTGTTGATCCTGATGTTTCGAGATAAACATTAACATCATCAGTATCAGCAGAAACAATTCTAGTCCCTATTGGTGGATTTAATCCTACGCCAGAAAGGAGCGTATCCTGGTCATGCGTATGTGTACCTACTGCATGAACATGGCCTGTGGAAATAGAGTGCGTATGTGCAAGGGAAATTGTGTCTCCTGGTTTTACGCTCCCACCGCCAGTAGAACCTCCTGAACCATCAACAACCCTTAAAGCCTGGCTTGAGAATCCAGTTTGCTTTGTCCAGCCTGTTGGAGCTGTCGCCTGAATGAATAACATCACCGTTGCAGACGGCAAATGTTTAAAGGCATCGTTATCTGCAAGTTGCTGAAATTGTTGCCACGTAATTAAATCTCCAGATTCAAATTCTGTTGTCAGGTCAACGTATGACATCAATACATCCGGTAGTCAGGCCCACCGCCTCCTGTTTGTGAAAGGTAAATAAATCTTTTATCAAGTTCTGTGGCTGTGTCCCAATTAGAAGATTGGGGGCTTTCTCCATCGCCCTCATCAACATTTGATCCTAGGAATCCCCATAGTAAATCAATATCATTGTCACGTCTTATACGAATAGAAACAGACTTCGGCTCATTATCAAAACTTCTTGATACCTGAACAATCTCTCCCTTAACATCAGAAAGATAATATTTCGTATCAGTTACGTCAACGTAATCACCAACGTTCATAAGCAAAGCATCTAATCCAGTTTGAAATTCAATGTTTAATGGAGGCTCTGAAAACTTCTGAATCAAGGTTGACCCCACTCCCTTAATGTGAATTCCATTTGGCACGAACCAATCTGTCGTAAGAGAATAAAGGAGTTTCCCATATTTTGTTATAGAGGCTGAATCAGAAAAAGAATAAGCGCCGTCCAACGGTTGCGACTCATCAGAGAATCCCCAGATATCAGAATTCTTGTAAGCGACAGTAACAAAATTAATAACTTCATCAATTGTTTTTGAATAACCAAGAGCTGATATTTTGTCAGCGTCTGAGAATGATCCATCGAGAGCCGTGCCTCCGAAAATGGGGAGATGTGTCTGTATCTTTATCCTTCCATCTGAGCCGGTGAATAATGAACCAAAAAATAAAACAAGTATTCCCTCTATGAATCCGGATGCGGAGCTTTCATAATCTATATACCCTTTTAATTTCAGAGCTTCTCCAAGTTCATCAATCCCAGAAATTGTGGAAACGAAAGAGTCATAATCAATATCAACATTGGCAGAGGATTGTGTCCGGTCAAAATTTAAAACAAGACTAGAAAATGGTTCCTGCGTGTCGCTGTCCCAGTTGTATCCTGTAAGAATAGACCAGATAATTTTAACGGCATTAATCGTATCCCACTCTGGAGCCTGATTTGTTGAAAAAGTAAATACATCCCCGATATCCCAAGCAATACTGCCAGAGGATATTTTGAATTTTATTCCAGCAGTTGTGTCGGAGAAGTCAATCCCTGATGTTGCAGGCCCAATGCTTCCGGATACAGTTCCAACAACAGAAAATTGAGCAACGGAATCAACCCCTCCGGTCGTACAGGTAACAGTCCAATCTTCATTTACCGTCGAGAATGGAAGAGTTGATACCTTTGACATAAACCCGTTTCCAGAAGATGTTCCAAGGATAGGGATTTCGTTCTCTGGCCTATTCCTCAAAACAGAGTCGAGAATCCTTCGCATGATATCTCTGCATCTTAAGGTCACTGTTGATTCAATTGGATTGGTTGTGATCTGGTCTATATATCCAACTGCCTGTGTTTCGTATTCAATAAGACCTGTGGATAAAACAAAACCAAGGGAGATTCTAATCTTTGCAAGGGTATAGTCCAGATTATAAAAGAGAGAGGACGGATCAAATTCTGAGAATGTATTATCTGAATTAATGACAACCACATCGAAATTGCCTGCCTGGATAACATCGGGCGCTCTCTCTCTTGAAAACTCAAAGTTTGCACCGCTTACATAATATCGAGAAATATCTGTAACATTATTAGCCTTATCAATAAATTCTAATTTAACAACAGGCTGTGAACCCTGCTTCCGATTCATCTCTGTTATGAAAGAAGCTGATGGCATTAAGTGATCCTAGATAAGGGGGTTCGATCCGATACCAAGAGCACTGTCATCAAATCCTTCTAATCCGATGTGCATAGCTATACTGGCCGGAGCTGAAATATAAAAACCTTCCGTCAAATCTAATGGTCTTGTAAGAAGAATTCTATCAGCGTCGCCATTTGTAATGCGTAAAAATGCCCTTGTCGTATCACTCCTGAGTATGCTTATGTTTTGCCCAGTGGCACTCGGGTCTATCCCAAAATTAACAACTCCGACTTTTACTGTTGTAGGGACGACAAGTCCAGAAGTTCCAGTAGCATAAGTCCATGTCAGTGTTGAAGCAGTATTTCCGGCCAATTGAAGCCCTGCTCCAGATCCACCATAAGTATATGTTTCTACGGCAGTAAGAAATGTTCTGTTACCAACCTGGTTGAATTTAAGAATATCGCCAGATGAAAAAGCGTTGCCGTTGCAAATCATCCCAAGATATACCCATCCATTGGTTCCGAAATATCCATCAAGGGTACTCACATTTGTATATATTGGCTGTGTAACTGTACCGACCATAACGAATTTTGTTGCGTCATCAGTCGTCTTTACTGCATAGATGGCATACCAAGTGTTGTTTGCTTCGCTCTCTCCAGACCGTAAGCCAGAATTGTGAGTAGCAACAAGTGAGGCGGTCTGCGTTATATTAAATCTTCTATACTGATCTCCTGCGTATGCCTCCACAACAGTCCTAACATCACCATCTGGAAATATAATCTTCGTTGTATCGTTCCCTCCGGTTCCTGCGTTTGTCTCAACGTCAACTTCAGTGATACTATTCCATTGAAGAACAGGCCTCCGATAATTCGCCAATGCTGTTAAATCTAAAATTCCAACTGGTATGCTTGTAGTCATTTTATTCTCCTTAAATTAGTGGGTTTGACCCGATGCCTAAAGCCTTATCTGTCCATCCACGAAGCAGTATGGAGTGCGCTCCGGCTGTTGCCCCTGAGTTTCCTATCCCTGCGCCAAGATCGGATGCATTTCTCCAAGCGTAAGACTGAAATCCAATGACACTCGTATCCCCGAGGACGGCAATGCAAACGGAATTTGAGGAGCCAACGTTTATATTTTGATCCCCAATCTGAAGCTCTCGAGAAACAGCTGTTGTTATTCCAATCCAATCACACATTCCTATGTTGTTCGGTATGCTTGTAGATCCTGTTCCAGCTGAATATGTGTAAACTAGACTCGATACAGAAGCTCCATGTGCAATCCGTATACCGTATGAATCACGACTACCCGCTATATTTGCGGTGTCCTGAACCTCATAGAGTTTTATTTCATTTCCACACATGACAAACTTGCAAATGTTCGTAGCCTGCGTCGATATTGCTCCGTTTCGAATAAGCCCTAAATAAACCCATCCATCAGTTCCAAAGTACCCATTCAGCGTTGTGTAGTTAGCTTGGAGTGGGAGTGTGACTGTTCCAACGATCACAAACTTTGTGGCATCATCCGTGGTCTTAACCGCATAGAGAGCATACCAGGTGTCTGACGCTTCTGATTCACCTGAGCGTAACCCTGAGTCATGTGTTGCCGTCAAAGATGCCGTTGCTGTTATATCGAATCTGCGATACTGACTGACGGGATTTTCAACGACAGATCTAGAGTCTCCGTCTGGGAAAATTATCTTTGTCTCATCAGCCGTTCCAGTATTATTTTCTATATCAACAGTGCTAACTCCGGAATAAACAAGCACTGGCCTCCTGTAGCTAAAGAAGCTGACCAGTTCTGAAATAACTGTCGCAGGAAATTTTCCATTTGAATCCAACGCCAGGAGATTGTTCGCCGTCGGTGTTGCGGATGCAGATATACCATCAACAGAGTTTGCATCTCCGGCTATCGTAGCGACAGACCAATAACAAGATAATTGTTTGCCAGAGGCAACAGAAAGAATCATTGTAATCGTATTGGCATCTGTCTCCGTATAGTCGACAGTTGGAGTCAACATTACGCCTTCGTAAATAACTCTTAGATTTTTCCCGCCAATAACATACGACCCGACCAAATCAATAGTTGTCAATGATCCAGTGTAATTGTCTTTTGGTGTTCCCAGTACATAGTTCTCTCTATAATCAATTCCTGTACTTCCTCCACCAAGATTTAAAAAGAATCTTGCATCAGTAATGTCTGCTGTGTTAATAACAACTGTTCCAGTTTCGTCTATGAGAACATGGGCTATAACCTGTTTATCAGTTGGATAAGATGGAACAACGGGAGAGGCGGATTGCGTTCCGGCTAAAATTCCCAACGTTCCAGTATCATCAATGGTTAATAAGTCTATTCTCGAATCAGCCGTAACCACAGAGAATGCAGGAGAGTTTCCACCTGCGAAATAGACTCTCTCTGATCCATCAGAGCTGACATAATGTCCGGCTGAAACGAGAACCGTATTGTCTGGGGTTCCCTGTTCAGTAGGCCGAAGCATATCAACTCTTCCTGCAAGGTCGGTGATGATCGTATTCGTTTCAGAGATGTTATTAGGAGGTGCAGTTTTCCAACTGGATTCACCAGTGATGGCTTTCATCCCTCCGGCTATTTGGTCAACCCGTTGTTCAAGAGATATCGCCGTATCAGCAGGAGCCTGGGTGTCATCAGGAGCATTGTTGTAGGAATTGGAAATTTCTGTATCAAGTGCTTCATTTGTTTTGACGGGGTTTGTTTTCCAGTCTGCTTTCCCAGTGATGGCAATAATCCGGTTAGAGATTTGATCCAATCTATCTTTAATGGATGATGCAGTCGTCGCAGGAGTAGCGGTTTCGTCCAGGTCAATTGTCTTGATGTTATTCGTATCAGTATATTCTGCTTCCAGGGTTGTGGCAGGAGCCGTTTTCCAATCCGCCTTTCCAGAAAGTAATGCCAATTGTGTCGCTATGTGATCCATCCTGACTTTTAAATCTGTTGCAGTAGAAGCAGGGGTGACTCCATCATCAAGATCAACGGTGAAAATATCTCGTAGGTCATCAGAGATGGCTTTTATTTCTTCGTTCTGCCTTGTTCGATAACCAACATTAACTCTGTATTCGATCTCTGCTCCGTCGAGATGAGCCGTATTGTTTGATCCGTCAGCTCCTCTCGTAACACCAGTTAAAGAATTCAATGTTTTACCTGTGTAATAAATGATCTCTTTTGTTCCATCCATGAAGGTCATATATCCTTCCGTGGCTAGGGCCGATGTATCTCCAGTGGGGATCGTAGTCACCAGATCATTAATGTCGGCGGTGACTTCAACCTTCGTATTGTTTTTTGGTTCGAGCAGACTTCCTGCCCCTGATAAAGTTGTCTCGCTTGGATATTGCGCAGTCATAATTAAACCTCCTGAAAATTGAGAGTGCCCATTAAAAGGTCAGGCCGTCCCGCTGAAAACATTGTAAGCATTGGATCTTCGATATATTCGACTTTCCATATGTGAGGCATTGGGCTGATCCTTTCTCCGTCGAAGAATCCGCACAAATAGAAAGTTCTTTTGGATGTATGGAACCGCCTAAACTCATTCATCTGTGGAAATTCCATATATTGATTGCCATTGAATTGAAGTTGGATCGTGGCCTTGGTGGTTAGATATTCTGAAAGCAATTCACCGAGCCTATTCCTGGCCTGCGCCCTTAAAAGATTCTGCGGAACAATGGCATATAAGGGAAAGAGGTCGAATATATATTTGTCCGTAGTGTCATCAATATCAACCAAGGCCCATTGATTATGATCCAACTCAACCTGAACAGATGCAGAGGTGTCCAACCAATAATTCCCAACTTCTGACCAAGGGCGATAATAAATCGAACCGTTGCTTGGCCTGACTCTCCAAAACCGCTTTGCATTATCAACCTGGGAATCAGTGAATGAATATTGAGAATCTGTCACAACGGTATCTAGAAAGGTTGTCCTGAAATCAGCATAGAGAGAAACCTGTAATTGATAATTGATTGCATATTCATCACCAGTCCAATTGATCATTATTCCAGTTTGATTGAAAAGAATGTAATGCTCTGGGGCAGGCCCTTCCGCTATTGACTGATCATTAAATGGGGCATCG